AAATCACAGTTTGGTACCACAACTGCTGACAATAATTCATCTGTAGGTTACTACGCTCTTTATACCAATTCAACCGGAGCAAGTAATACAGCGGTGGGAGCAAATGCACTAGACGCCAACACTACTGCTTCTAATAATGTTGCTTTTGGTGCTTCCGCATTAGGTGCTAATACTACTGGTGAAAAAAATTCGGCTGTTGGGAGAGATGCTTTAGGGGCAAATACTACCGGTTTTAATAATACTGCTGTTGGGTATGTTGCTCTTCAGGATCTGACAACTGCATATCATACTGATGCCTTTGGGCATCATGCAGGTAAAGATATAACTACGGGTGTGTACAACGCAGTTTTTGGTGCTGATGGTATGGATGTTTGCACCACAGGACAGAAAAATTCTGGCTTTGGGTCGGGTAATTTTGGAGCCTTGACTACTGGCTCTAATAATACGGGGATGGGTAGTTCTGTATTTTATGTATTAACAACTGGCGAATATAACGCCGCTTTTGGTTATGACGCTGGTAATGCACTTACAACAGGCACTTACAACGTTATCTTTGGCCCTAATACTGATGCAAGTGCTGTAGATTCGTCTTACCAAATTGTCCTAGGCGCTAATATAACCGGAGGAGAAAATTATCAGTTTACCTTTGGTAGCGCATCCAATGTTGTACAGAATGAATTTGATACAGATGCTAACTGGACACGCACTTCTGACGAAAGAAAGAAAAGAGACATCAAAGACGATACTCTTGGACTTGATTTTATAAATGATTTGAGAACTGTTACACATAAGTGGCGACCTTCAAATGAATTCCCCAACGAGTGGGATGAATACAGTGAAAAGAACAATATGAATTTGGAAGCTACTATGCACGGTCTAATTGCACAAGAGGTAAAGCAAGCATTAGACAATGCCGGTGTTGACACTTTCTCAGGATGGAATGAACGGTCTGATGGCAGTCAAACTGTATCACGGGAGATGTTTATAATGCCGCTAATCAAAGCGGTTCAACAACTGTCGGCAGAGGTTGAATCTCTGAAGGCGAAACTAGGAGCATAAAAATGGCAGAAACAGCCGCGCAGATAGCGCAACATTACACGGCGATGGGTCACAGTGTTGGCCTCATTCATGGTGTTATTGACGGTACGCAATACGTCGATGAACACGCAGACGAAAAGAATGATGCAGTAAGCAGAAATGTGGAGCATCTTGAACTCATGCTAACCAGAGACTACTGGACTGATCAAGACATGACTGCGGTTGATGCGGCCATTGTCGCTGGGAACGCCTACGATGCCTAAAACAAAGAAAAAGGAAAATGTAGTAAGTATCGACGGCTCAGAGTACAAGTTTGAAGACTTGAAAGATGAGGCTAAACTTGCTATCAATCATATCGCCCAATTAGAGGGGGAAATCAATGCCCTTCAGATGAAGTTAATGCAGTTGGATGCGGCTAAGTCTGTGTTCATGGGGCAATTGAAAGCAGCATTGCCAGCATAAATGGCACTCGTTCCCGTAGATAATGTAGGGCAATATGGTATTGTCAAGGATCAGAACCCTTGGCAACTGCCCCCTAATGTCTGGTCAGATGGTAACAATGTAAAGACCGATGAAGGCTCCATAAAGAAGGCTCTGGGTTACGCCAGCGTCATGGAGACTGTTCCTGCTGCCCCTTACTACATTACTCACCTTGTTTCCGGTGTTAATGAGTATTGGGTTATAGGTGCGCTTGCAGCCATTCATGTCTACGATAATACCTCTAAAACAGACACTCTGAATGGTGCTGTTAATGCGTCGGTTACGACCCTTACATTAGATAGTACCACAGACTTTGAGACTGCTGGCACTGTAACTATAGACTCTGAGCAGATTACTTACACTGGTAAATCAGCAACTCAGTTTACAGGATGTACAAGGGCGGCTAACTCTACTGCCGCTGCTATCCACTCAGATGGTGCAGTCGTTACCAGAACCAAGAAGTGGTATGACATCACCAGATCAAGCGGAGCCTATTCAACTACCGCTGCTGAGAACTGGGCTGCTACGGTTATAGGTGGTGTACTAATAATGACTAACGGTGTGGACGATCCACAGTATTGGGCATTAGCGGCTGGTGTTCCCACAACCGATCAGAAGATGCAGGACTTGAATAACTGGCCAGCATCTACAGAATGTAAATCAATGAGATCATTCCGCTCCTTTTTGGTTGCCCTTAATGTGTCTAAATCAAGCGTTAAGTATCCAAGGCTAGTGAAGTGGTCTACAGAGGCTGCTATTCAAACCACCCCAACTTCATGGGATGAAACGAGTGCAACGGTTGATGCTGGTGAGTATGAATTAGCCGATTCAAAAGGCGAGATATTAGATGGTCTTCAGTTAGAAGACAACTTTATGATCTACAAGGAAGATTCCATCTATTCCATGCAGTATGTGGGAACTCCATTTATCTTTTCATTTCGTCAAATCTCACCAACGATAGGCGCTCTTGCCAAGAACTGTATCGCTGAATTTCCCGGCGGTCATGCAATCTTTGGCAATGGTGATTTCTATATCAATGATGGTAGAACAATTAAACCCATCTTACCTCCTAAACTTAGGTCTTATGTGTTCTCCACTATTGATGGAGATGCGATGGATAGAAGTTTTGTTGTGGCCGACTATGGTAGGTCAGAGATGTTATTTTGTTTCTCTCAGGATGGTGGTGTAACAGGACAGCCGGACAGGTCAATTGTTTGGAACTGGAATCAAAATACTTTTACTATCAGAAATTTACCCGGTCTAGGTCATATAGGTTATGGGAATATTTTAGACCCCAATGTTATGACTACATGGGAGGCTATGACAAGTCCATTAGCGGTTGCTGTTGATTCCACTACCTCAACAGGTACGATTGTAACAGTGGATGATGCGTCAAGTTTTGAGCCATCTGGGGAAATTATCATCAATGATGAGCAGATGACCTATACAAGCAGGACGGAAACTGTATTAACCATATCTGTGCGCGGTGCCAATGGAACTACCGCTGCAACCCATGATATAGATGATGTAACATATAACGGCCCCACATGGACAACGGTTAGTGGGCCTTGGACTATGAGTTATCCAACTGTGGAGAATGTTCTTATGTTTGCTTCTCCTGAAAACACAAAGATATACAGGGATAATTCTGGGTTTAAGGAAGATACCACAAATATGAACTCTTATGTAGAAAGAACTGGTTTATCCATGAACTCTCAAGGACAGCCAGATTTTACAGCCGTCAAGATTATAACCGCAATATATCCTAAGATGAATATTGATAGCACAAATACTATCAATGTTTATCTTGGAACCCAGATGTCTACTGAGGAAGGAATTACATGGGGCAGTGCTGTAGCATTTAACCCAGATTCACAATCAAAGGTATCTGTAAGGGGTTCTGGAAAATATTATGCTGTCAAGTTTGAATCAGATACAAACATGGATTGGAAGCTGGATGGCTATGCTTTAGATGTTCAGGATGCTGGACGCAGAGGTTCTAGGAGTTACTGATGGCTACATATAAAGACAGGGTAGTAAAGTCTGTAACTCATTATGAACCCGGTTCACCACCCCCTAACCCAGAAGACATGGGAATCTATGTTGTTAATGAATTAAAGAGATTAGCAAACGTAGTATTAAACCAAGCAATATTTAGACTAGAGGTAACAAATGAAGCGCCGGGAAGACCAAGAACAGGAGACATCAGATTCGCAGACGGAACCAACTGGAATCCGGGATCGGGCGCGGGAATTTATTTCGCAAGTACCGCTTCCCCGCCAGTCTGGACAAAACTGTAAGATCGTACTTGTCTCACCAGATGATATTCCTTACATCTGGGATAAGGTACACGACCATCTAGTTTCTATGACTCCCCACTCAGAGGGGGAGTTAGAGCCTGACGACTTTTATGAAGCCATCTCTGAAGGCGCAATGCAGTTATGGATAGCCTTAGAAGAGAAAGAACTCTTAGCGTCTATGATTACTCAAATAGTAACTTATCCTAGAAAGAATGTGTTGAGAATCATTTCCATTAGCGGAGATGATATGTACAAATGGATAGATTACATACCCACTATAGAAGACTGGGCCTTATCTCTAGGATGCACCTCTCTGGAGTGCTGGGGGAGAAAGGGCTGGCTCAAGGTATTAAAG